TTTCTCAACTCATTGGCTCGCTGCAACATTTGATTTGCGGTGAACTCAGTTTTTGTTCCTGAAGATTTTTGCAGTTTTGCTCTAGCGTTGATCAAGTCAACAACGCCTTCTTGATATCTATCTTGTGCCTCGCGATAAGCGGTTAGACCAGAAACGCCAGCCTCTCCAATCGCTCCAAGAAGTGTTGGGTCTTTGGATGACATAAGAGCCAGCCCAGCTTGTGCCAAAGCCAAATACTTGTCTGTCTCTCTGTCTTTCTCTAGCTTTGCCTGAAGGTCTGCTATCTCTTTTGCAAGGCCAGTTGGGGCTGCTGTGTCTCCGCCACCCTTTGGAGTGTCTTTTTTGTCTGTATTCTTTTCAGGCTCAGTCTTTGGCTTTGTAGGGGCATTGCCAAGATCATCGCTATCTCTTTCTTCATCAAGGCTTGCCTGATAATCAGCCCTTTCTCCAAACTCTTCAGCGGACCTATACGCCTCTGCAATGTCCTCGTAAGAAAGCACTGGCCCAGTTCCGCTTTTGTCGCGCAAAGGAATATCACTTTGATCAAATGAAGAGGAGTCAATAGAGCCTTCTTGAGATAAAACGCCACCATCCTCCCCAAGAGCGTCTCTTGCTTCATAGAACTCTGGAGGTACTCCCGCTTTTTTGGCCGCTGCTATTTCTTCTTCTGAGTAGCCGTTCTTTCTCATCAAGTTATAGCCATCACCGCTTCGGTCAACGTCGCCAGCGTAAGCCTCGCCATCATCTTCAGGTAACACGCTGCCTTCAGCCATGGGGGCAGATTTAACATCATCAAATGTCCTGCCCATCATTGTGGGCGGCTCTGGATCATCTGATCCAAAGAGACTGATAGGAGAGCCGGGGGCGTCATCATCAACAGGCAAGCCAAAGATCTCTAGTGGATATTGAGCAAACCTAGATGCCTGATCTGCAAAAGACTGTGAAGCTCTGTCAGATTGGATTCTATCAAACTCCTCTTGAGGAGTTCCTACATCTCTCATCGCTGGGCCAGACGCCTCTGCGGAAGGAAATACAGCTTCTCCAACCGCGCTCAATGCACGACTAGCAAGATTAGGCTCACTGCCACTCGCTAGTATCCCTGCAATCTCTGCCTCGTCCTCTGTGCCAGCAGCCCTGATAGCACGAGCTATCTGATCATCAGAGTACCTGTCTCCGTAGTCACGACCCTGCTCAAAGCCCACGATGGCAGGAATGATATCATCTCTACGCCCCTTGAGATCGAACTCTTCATCAGGGTCCATTCCAAGTGTTTCGCCTAGATACGAGATATAGTTGTCAAAGCTTTCTTCGTTGTCAGACCTTGGGGCGTATCGTGATGTCAGTCCACGCAAGGTGTTAATGCCATACTTATCGCTGTATGTGCCAAGAAGCCTAGCCAATGCCCTCAGACCTTCATCTTCAGAGCCAAACTCTGCGTATCCACCGCCCTGACCTGTCTCTCCGTAGAAGCCAGCACCGGGGCGTATGTTGCCGGGGTTGTTCTGACGCAAGCCGAGAGGAAGACCGTTAGCCGCTCTTACTACGCCGCCTTCGTTATAGGCAACAGCGCGTGGGCCACCTTTACCACCGCGCCTGATTGGGAGTGCAGGAAATGGGGATGGCCTTCCTGCAAAACCGGGCTGCATAAAGCCCGGGATTCTATCCTCAAACATAGGCTGTCGTGCAATCTCATAATACGGTTGGGAGAGGTCTGCAATACCCCCTTGCAACGGACCACTTACGTCCACTCCGAAACGATCTTGGGCCATGCCCTCGACCTCATCAAGGAACGGCTCAACACCCTCTGACACTTTGCCAGAAAGCTCCTGACCAAACTGAGCCAAGCCACCAGAGCGCATAGGAATAGCGTCATCGGTGGGGGCTGGCATGGTTTGTGGGCGCATTGATTGCGGCATGACAGAGCCGATACCACCCTCAGCTACTGCTGCTTGCGGTGCCATGGCCTCAGACATGCCCATAACCCCACTCTGAGGCACACCAGCGGCTGCTATGGCCTCTTCAGCTACCGTGGGCTGGCTTGCAGCTTCACGCTTCATGAAGTCATCACGGACGCGCTTACGGCGCTTGATCTCACTCAATACAAGAAACTGAGGTGCAGAACCAGATGGCATCTGCATCTCTGAAATAAGCTGTTGCTCTGAGAAGTTCTTTAGCTGGTCTTGTACATCAATTATGTTCATTACTGGCCAAGCCCCTTATACAGACCAAGAGCAGATATACCCGTGCCTAGAAGCTGTTGAATCGGGTTGTATGCTTGCATGGTGGTTGTTTCTGTCGAAGGCTGCACAGGAACGCCGCGCAGAACTGAAGACAGGAACTGTAGCTGCTCTCTTGGATAATCTCGCTGCCGGACAAAATCTTGATACGCAAGATCTAGACCGGCCTGCTCTCTGCCAGTGACATCCTTGCCTATTTGCTCAAGCAAACGAGCAGACTCAATGTCACCTTCTCGTGCCAGCCTACCAAGGTCAGCAAGGCCACGAGCCTGACCTCCAGCCAATTCAGCAGCGCCAAGACCTAGTCTTTCTGCATCTGCTCTGGCTGCTCTGTCTCGCTCAAACTGTCCTTGTGCCTCTTGAAATGCTTGTTGCTGCCCCGAAGCCTGTATTTCTGCGAGTTGCCTGTTAAGAGCCTCTCCCGCCATGCCCTCTTGGACTGCGGCTCTGCTGCCGCCAAACGCGCCTTGCCCAACAGCTTCTGCGGCTCTACCCGCCCCCGCCCTTTGAGCGTCCAGAATAGCTCGTTCTTTTTGGACATCTACCACCTGTTGCATGTAAGGGGACATATACTGTGCCGCCGCGTCAGAATCGAACTGACCAGCCTGATAGCCCATGCCCTGAAGGGCGCGGCCAATGCCAGCGGTTGTTGCGCCTTGCGCCATGGGAAGGCCAGCTATTCCAGAGCCTGCTACGCCACGCGCTTTCTCTCTGGCGTCTAGCGTATCTTGAGCCTCTCCAGCCAGACGCTGCCCTTCATAAGCCTCGTAATCACGCAGAGACTCACCTTCTGTACGGTCAAGAAGGCGCTCAAAATATGGTCTGACATATTTAGGCAAATTAGACTGAATGACAGTCTGATCCGCTGGTGTTTGTTGCTTACCCTTACCCATTACCTAGCTCCATCCTGTAGGCTATGTATTCAGGCTGCCATCCATACCTCTGTAGGATTCTGCCCCATGCTTTTCTCCCATATCCCTCTAGGTGCTTACACCCGCAGTCTGTTGCATAATCTTGCAACGTGCTGAGTGCCATAGGCAACCACTTCCTCATCTGAGTGCCGCCGACCCAATCAAGAGCCATGGCCCTTCTTCCGGGGTATTCCATAACCCGGCTTGTTATAGCGGCAACAACCTCTCTGCCATCCATAATTAGCCAAAGCACCAATATACCCTCTTTCAAATCCTTTTTTAGGTCTTCTATCTCAAACTTACCAGAGGATGTAGCAACAGAGTCTTTCAAAACCTTTGTTACATCATCCCAAACAATGTCCACCCCTTCCATGGGGACGGCTGTGATCATCATGCTGGCAGCATCATATCCTGTGGAACTTGGTCAGGCTGGTCTGACATGCCTGTCCTCATTTCTCTAACTCTGTCCATCATCTCATAGAGGGATTTCGCGCCAGCGTCAGTCGATCCGTTGCCCAACCCGCTAACCACATCCGCAGGAACGATAAACTCTCCATCAGATAGGACAACATCTTGCTCTCCTTCAAGCGTGGCTGGGATCATATCGTCCATGCCGTCTCCAATGCCCTCTATCATACCCTCTGTGGTCTGTGCGTTGTCATCAAACTCGCCGCTGCGTACACGTCCAACCAAATCTCTGAGGGCCTCTTCGCCATATGAAGAGACAAACATAGCCAACGCCCTCTCTGGCTCTGGGCTTGAACCCTTAATGGCGTTAACAGCATTGTTGATGATCTCTTTGTCGTTAGGCTTTGATACCTCACCACCTTCTGCATAGGTGAAGTACGGCATCTCTGGGTCAATGCCGGGCCTGTAGCCGGGTGGTATCGGGTTTCTCTTGCGCGTTGCTTTGTCTGCTTCAGGGATATCAGGGTAATCATCTGAGGGCATATCCAGCCCCTGTGGCTTCATTCCCTCAAGCAAGCCTGTTGTACCTACAGCACTTAAAGCATAAGGATTTTTCATTGTCTCCTTCAGACCCTCAAGGCCAGTGCTTTTGATTGTTGCACCGGCTGGCTGCTTTAAGAAATCAGTAAACATGCCTCCTGATGTTGTGGGGGCGGCGGCAACAGGGGACGCCCCAAATGGGTTGGCCGCAGCAGGGCTTCCTGTAAAACCAACATCTTTGAAATTAAAGTTAGCAGCTGCTGTAGGGTCAACCCCAGATGCGCTAAATGGCTTTGCCGCAGACGCAGCATCTGCCCCACCACCGAACATACCGCCAAGAGCCTTACCACCAAAATAGGACATCATTCCTGTCCCTATGGCTGTTCCAAGGTCATCACCTTGAGCCAAGGAGCCAAGGCCAGAGCCAAGAGCGCCAGCCACAAGGGGTGTCATTGCACCCAAAGCACCAGCCCCCGCTAAAGCAGAACCTCCCAATCCTAATAACAGTGGTAAAGCCATGATTACACCTCTGAATCAGCTAAAGCCCGCATCCTTGCTACTAACCTTCTAGCACGATTTGGGACTTGCGTATACCATCTGGAATCGACCATCTCGTCGGCGGCCCTGTTCCAATCTTTTGCGTAAACTCCCGATTTCATACCCTTGAATTTTGAAAGACGAGGTCTTCCCATATTAAACATCATATTTGCCAATATTCTTTGGCACTCTTCAGGGTAATCATCAAACCCATCAAAAAGAATTTTGCAGTCTTCTATGGTAACTGCAATATCTAAACTAAACCTCTGACGCACACGCTCTTCACTCACTGGTGTGCCTACAGGCTGCCCATGTTCAGGGTCGCTTTCTTTGACTAGAGCGCCAATTCCGAATGTCGGCAGACCAAGATGATCCAAATACACTTCGTATTTGCACCCTTCGTCCTCAGCTATTTCTTCTCGTAGCTTATCTTTGTTCATTTTGTAAGCCCCTTGACCTTTTCTACTGTCCTGAGACCCCCAAGACCGAGCATGCCAAGAAGAACAGTCATCAAGCTGTCCATGTCGAATGTGGGAAGCTCTGGTGGCTCCATGCCCGCATATGCAAACCCAAACATAGTAACTGGCGCTAACACAAAGTGCCATATCATGGCAACCGCTAGGCCCCAACCAAGGAATGGCCGCCAACCCGCGACGAATACAGACCTATGTTGCGCCTCTGCCTTGTTGATCTCTATCTGACCCATGTTGGCTTCGTGCATCTGTCTTTCGGCCATGGTCGCTATTTCGTGAGCCAACTTGTTCTTCTGATCTTTGTCCTCTATGAACTTGTCCAGAATCCCTGTGACTGGTCCGATCAACGCCTGTAACATTGCTTCTTCTCCTGTTTATTTGTGCCTGTAAGCTGCTGGTCCTGTCATTTATGCCCCACATGCTTACAAATCCCCCTAAGCTATTTCTTTGCTATCCAAGCGGTGGTCCCCATGTAGGCCCCAACTATACCTGCGCCTGAAATGTAAAATAATGACGAAATTTCTGAAAGCGCTTGTATTCTCTCTACTGAAACCCAAGGGGTGAACATTGCTGCTGTAAAAATCCCCATACCTATTAAGGTAAATCTTGCCATCCTAAGTTGGGCTAGACTCTTTCTTAAATTTCTTTCCGTCTCTTTTATTTCCTTCGCATGCTCAAGTTCTTCATCAGTGACTATACCGTCACCATCCATATCATATTGATCATACTTGCTTTCGCTCTGTAGCTGCTTGCTGCTCATAATCTGTCAATTTGTACTATGATACAATTTTTACAGTTCCGCTATCGTTGTAAAGAGCGCCGCTCTCTAACCCCGTTGCGCTAGTCGGAAGATTTGTAAGCGTTATCTTCGTTCCACGCATCTCACCGGGGTTTCTTTCTTGCGATATAAAAAGCTCTAATGCCCTCAACAGGTCTGCCATGTACTGCACAGAATACTCTTGCGGGGCTTCAGGAAGTCTTGGAGGGGCTATCTGATTAGAAGACATTACCTTCTACCATCCTCTCTAGAGTCCACCCTTGGGCTTCCTAGCTGCCATTTAGCCCCAAGTGCATCAGACTCTACCCGTATTACAAATGAACGACCTCTGGATCTGAGATATAATTGATTTGTATAAAGCTCTACAGGAGACGATGCGGTTCTTGTTGCAACCCCAGATGCGGTGTTGTCGAAGCTAGCGCCGGGGAAGTTGCGTGATTTAACGGTAAATGTTGCTTGTGGGCTGCTTAGGTTAGTTGATCCTGTAAAGCTAAGATCAGGTATCACCCTGCTTATGTATGTAAACTTCTCGCCATCACCGATGTCCATGGCAGCAGACTCAATAAACGAGTTCATCGCGCTACCGTCATCATCGTACCCAAGCTCGTGATTATACAAATACTGACCGCCAGCCGCTACTGGGAAAGTTCTTGTCCCCCTGTCCAGCCAAGCTGTTCTTGATAGGTCGCCAAAGTACCAGATGTCTTGGCCGTAATTATAAACAACATACTTATCGTTATCCGATGAGCCAGCCGAGGGATAGAACCAGAATATCTCCGAAAACTCAGAATTGATTCCAGACACAACCTTTCCCGA